AGCTGCCTCATCTTCTTACCTATATAACCTTTAGAAGGTATTTGTTGCAGGTTTGGATTACTCATTGAAAATCTTCCAGTTACTGTTCCTCCACCATCTCCTTTAATTTGATTTATGTCTGCATGTATTCTACCTTTGTAGATATAACTTTTTAAACCTTCGATAAAAGTATTTACAGCTTTGTCGGCTTCTCTTGCTTTTGACACCATTCTTAAAAATCTATCTTCATGAGTTTTTAAAAAATCTTTTGGAAGTTTAGGCATCCCTGATTTAGGAGTTTTTTCAAATTTGGTTATTTTTCTATTATCTAATAATTGTTTTATAGAAGTTGCTGCCCACAATTGAAGTTTTAGCCCTGTATGTTTTTTTATTATACTTAAAAGATTATCTCTTCTACGTCTTAATCTTTTACCAAGATGCTCAAGTTTTTGGGTATCTATCCTAACTCCTTTAAATTTCATGTCAACTAAACATGGAAACAATCTTGTTTCTAATTCAAATATATTTCTACAAGTATACACTTTATTGTTCTCAGCTTTTGTGTATAATGTTTTGTCTAATTTTTTATTAAATAAATTCCATAATTTTAAAGTTAAATCTACGTCTTGTTTGGCATAAACTTTAACTAAACCATAAGATAATTTATGCATGTTAGACATAGGATCTTTTATTCCTTCTATTGCAGCTTTTTCATATAAATCGTATTTATATTTACTGTCATTTAAATAATCTTTAGATAAGGCATCTAATGAATATTTAAATCTATTTTCATCAATTACAGATGCGGCAACCATTGTATCTACTAGTCTTCCTTTTAACATTTTTCCTGTTACTGATCTTAACCAACAAACATCATAGATTGCGTTATGAAATACTTTTATAATATTAGGATTTTGTAATAACTTTTTATTTAATTGATCCCAAAATTCTTTTTCTTCCTCTTTAGAAGTAGTTTTATCAGAATGATGTAGTCCAAAATATACAGTATCTTTACCAGTGGCTACGGCTACACCTGTAATAAAACCATCTTTTCTTATAGCACCTAAACCTTTTGTTTTTAAGTTAGGATCATAAGTTTCAATATCAATTGCTACTGTATCTACATCTTGTAGATCTAAATCATCTGGCATGTCACACATTATTTGTAATCCCTTTCTTTAATCATTTCTAAATAGTGTATTGCTTTGTCTATGTCTTGTTCTTTCCCCTTGGCAGCATGTCTGCATATGTACTTTATAGCTGACCCTTCCGCAAAAGGCAACCTGTTCTTGTTTATAAACTCACTCGGCTGCATGGCCATCGATTTATAGTGAGATCCTCCAATTTGTTTTTTGTATGCACTCATATTTTATCCTCCTTTTAAAGTTCTAAAATTTCTCTTCTATTATTTTGTATTCCTGCTAGAGATACTCTACTAGGAGAAGAGCTTCCTATACTCCAGCAATCTGTTTTACCTCTACTGTAAGCAACATAAGCTAATCTTACCGGTTCAAAATTAAGAGGTTCTGGTCTGTAAATTGATAAATCAACAACAACGTTGTCAAAAGTTAAACCTTTTACTTTGTGAATTGTATCATATTTAACTCTTGGTGGTTTTTCTGTATCCATACCATTGTTTATAACTTTTAAAATAAAAGGTACTTTTTCAAGTAAAGTTTTATTAGTTAAAACTTGTGAAAATTTTGTAAATTTTTTTGCAGACTCTAATATAAAACCCATGTTTATTAATTCTTGAATATTATAATCTTTATTAGTTAATGGTTTTAAATGATCCACAGAGCCTTTACCGTGAACTTTTACTGTTTTTCCTATCAAAGGCCAATATTTCATTATTTGCGTTTTTGAAACTTTATCATCTAAAAAAGTTTTCCAAGTTTTAAAACATCTAAAATGTTCTCTAGATACATGTGGGTGGTTTGAAAGTGATTGATAATCAATACCATTATCTATAAAAAATTCACTTATTTTTTTGTGAGTGGGGTTTCCCCTGTATGTAAATAAAAAAGTTTCGTTTGTATTTAATATTTTATTAATTAATGTGTCTCTTGCTGCACAAGTTTGTTCTAAACTAGGAATCCAATATGATTTTCCAACAACACTTGTTGGAGTCCAAATTCTTTTTGCATTGCTTCCATATTTTTTCCAAACAGGACTTATAATATTTTTACATATTTTGTTTATAGTTTGTCCACATCTTAATCCTTCTGTAAGTTCATTGTCTTTTGCTTCTTTAGAGTCCGCTAATTTATAAAAAAATTCAGGATCTGATCCTGCATATTCATGAATAGTTTGATCTGGATCACCTATGAATATAAATTTAATTGCGTTTGTGGCTGCTTTTTGCAAAGCTTTTATTTGAGGTTTACTACAGTCTTGAGCTTCATCTACAATTAAAATATCTATGTCTTCTGGTGTTTCTGCTTTAAATAAAAAATTATCTATCATGTCTTCAAAAGATAATTTTTTGTGTTTATCTCTAAATTTATCGTATTTGTTTATTAATTTAAACAGTCCATCTTTGCTATAAGGGTGGTAACGAGAGGGAGTACACACTCTCCAATATTTTTCTAAACTTAAACCTTTTCCATGTGCGTGAGAATTATATTCATACACAGGATGTTTCTCCCATTTGGGTTTATTCCACACATTCATGCTTTTATTTTGATCAGAAAATTTTACATGTTCTTCAACATCATATTTTTCTAAAGGTAAATACTCTCCTCTAAAATATGAATGAATAGTACAAATTTGTTCTTCTAACCTTGCCTCTGATATGTCTTTTATTTCTGGTAAATTTTTTACAGCTTTTATAATTTCTTTTGCTGCAAGCACAGTGTGTGATAAAACTACTATTCTTTCCCAAGGATATTTTTTTAAAAAATTAGCATAGTTTTTTTTAAGCCATCTGTGAGTCTTGCCAGTTCCTGGAGGACCTGGAATAAATTCTGGTGTTTTTAAATTATTCATCTTCAGTTTCTCCTGCTTGATCTCCTATGACTATAGTTTCACCTTCCCATATTATTCTTTTATCACTAGCTTTTGGCCCCTGTATTTCCCAAGAAACACAAGACTTTTCTTCGTACTTTCCACGATTCTTTTTAGCTTTTAAAACATTTATCATTTTATTAACAAGATCTACTCTTTTTAAATTTACTCTACTTTTTAATAATTCTTTTTCAAAATTAGCTAAATCAAATTCTATTGTAGATTTTTTTTGGTTATAGTAAGGTAGCTTATGTACAAAAAGCTGTTCTTTGTCTGAATAAACTCCTTTTGTATCTAAATAATCTAAAAACATTCTTTTAAATTGATCATCGTCTTCTGCTTCTTTTACATAGTCTTTTGATTTTTCTCTGGAATAAAATTTAGCCATCATTATTTTTTCAAATTCTTTTCCTGTCATTCTTGGAAGCCACACCTTTGCTTGACTTATAGCTACATCATAAAATAATTTTGGATTCATAAGAGAAGCTCCATCTATCCAAATTTTTCTTTTTACAGTTTCATCTTTTTCAGGAACGTTTAAATGCACATAATATCTATCTGCTCCGAACTCTTCTATTTTTTCAATAGTGTCTTGTGATACTTGAGTTGTTATATTTTGAAATATTCCAATCCAATTAAACAAGCCTTGAATGTTTCTATGACTATATCCTGTAAGCTCGTGAATTTTATTTACTCCAAATTTTCTATCAGTTTTTCTAGTTGTGCTACCTTTATTTGATCTTTGTTTTACATCATCGTTTGCTGCTTCCGCAATTCTAGAAACAAATTCATCTATTTCTTTATCTGTCCAATCTGAATTTTTAATTAATATACCTGCAATAGCAGTGCAATACTCGTCTCTGCCTCCTGTCGTCGGGTATATAATAGTTAACGCTGCAGATAGAGCAACTTTACCTACATCTATAAGTAAATTACCTTGATATTCTCTTATTTCTTCAAATTTTTCCCATTTTACATTTGTTTTTGATTTACAATGTAAAGACTCTGGAACTATTGTGTATCTTCTTCTTTCAGTTCTTAATTCACATACCATTGATCCATGTGGAAAATTTTTATAATCTTTTTCAAATTCCTCAGGTAATTTAAATTGTTTAAACGGAATTTTATTTTTATTTGACCAAAGATAATGACTAGTTGGATTACCTTCTCTTCCAAAAATTGCACCACAATCTTTTAAATAAAAATTAACAAACTTTTTTACAAATTCATTATCAATATCTAGGTCAACATCTTGATCAAGTCTTAAAGCTATTTCTGCTGTTTCGTAGTCTCTTTTCCATATATCTTTCTCTATTTTAAAATTTTCATCGGTATACTTTTTAACTTTTGGTATACCTTTTAAGCAAGGTATGACAACCCTACCCAAATCTAACCAATCTATATAATTTATAGGTTCTTTATTCATTTATTTTTATTATTTAGAAGTGGGCGGATCCAGTCTCCCATCACCGCCCATTCCCGCAGGAAATTATAAACTAAATTCTTTTTTAGTTTCTTTGGTTTCATGTTTAACTTCAACCGCACCCTTAGCTACGCTAACGGCAAAGTTTTTAGCTATTTCATAAACCCCTTTGTCTTGAACAGGACCTACTGTAGATACATCCCAACCAAACCAAGTTCCCTTGTCGTTAGACATTTGAACTGTTTTTAGTTTATAAATGTGGCTATATGTAGGCGGTGTGAATAAACCGTTCTTACCTTGCAGTTTAAGTCCCATCATCATTGAGTTCCACTTACGACTAATTTTTAATTGAGTCGACTTCATAGAAATCAAAGCTGTTGTTGGACTCTTACTCAATAACACTACAAAATGATTTGCTGTGTTCTCAATATAATTACCGTTAGGTAATCTATCTTTGTAAGATTTGTCACGAGTTGTTTTACTCATGATATCGCTAGACGCTTCATGTATTGCTACAGGAGCACCTTTGCTTTCACCTCTGTCTTGCCATTCTACAAGTTTCCTTGTGTAATATGCAGGCAAAACATCTATCCCCTTCGAACCGTCAAAAATTTCGTTTGTGACAGTATTTAGAATCATACCAGGTTCTGCTCCCTCGATATATTTTCCATCCCTTTTATTTATTTCAGGAGATAGTTGTCCTAATACTTTCAGAAATGGTAACGCAAGATCATCTTGCGACATGTTCTGAGTACCTTGGTGTGCGTCAGCTTCAAAATTAACTGTTGCTAAAGCACCTTCTTGTTTTTTTGCTACTTCGCTCATGGTTATTGTTTCCTTTTTATGTTTGTTTTATTTCCAACAAAAATGCTGAAAAGTTCCGTTGGCATTTCTTTTCCTGCCTCGATACGTTCACGGACTAACGCTTTCAAAGTCATGGGTTCAACTTTCAGTTTTTGCTGAGGTTGAAACCCTTGACCCTTTGCAAGATCGGCATAATCAGCCGCCTTGTTATCTTCGTTTCGCCCAAAAGATACGGATATCTCGTTTTTGATTATATCTCCTAGGTTGTTCTCACGAAGCCAGTTAAACGCCTTCTCTTTGTTTGCTTGAGTAATAGTGGCGCTATAATTTGTTTTAACTTCTAATGAAGACCCATCTGATAATTTGAGAAAGGACAAACCCATCTCAGACATCATAGTCGGTATAACTTCACCAGAAATATGTTCTGATTTCTTTTTTAAATTTTTTATATTTTCTTCTGCATCCTTAATAGATTTTTCTAAGTCTTGTAGTGTTTCTACTTGGTCTGCAAGTGACTGTATATTATCAGTCTTCTGTATTATGTTTTCTTGATCTTCTTCAAAGTTTATTTTGCTCATCTATTTCTCCTCTTTCATATAAGTTTATTGCTATTGGATAGTATCTTCTTTCTTGTTTATCCCACTTAAGTACATTGTATTTTCCATTAGTCATATCAGACGCAATAGAACATGCAACTCCTATTATAGCAGGATCGCCAGTAAGCAATAAATAATCTTTAGATTTATAATCTTTTAGACCTTGTCTTAATTTTATTATTAGAGGACCTGGTGAAAATATTATCTGAGAAAGTTCTGGTAATAAAAATTTGAATGAACCATATTGTGATGCACCCATAATATTTATTTTTGGTCTACCATCCCTAGTACCTGCAATTTCTTGTATTACATATACAGTAGACGGAGTCTCCTTAATATTTTTATAATTTATGCTTTCTGACATTGACTTCTTATATAACAATGTTTATATATATGTCAATAGAAAGAAGTATGGATTATAAATTTAAAACTACGCCTTATCAGCATCAGCTGAATGCATTGTCTAAATCTTGGAATAAAGAAACATTTGCATATTTTATGGAAATGGGTACAGGTAAAACCAAAGTGCTCATAGATAATGCGGCAATGTTATATGACAAAGGCAAAATAGATGGTGTTTTAATAGTTGCGCCAAAAGGTGTTATTGGCACTTGGTATAATAATGAAATACCTGCACATTTACCAGACCACATAGAAAAAAAGGCTGTATTGTGGCAAGCTAATATTAATAAAACACAACAAGAAAAATTAAATACTTTGTTTGAAACAGGGCATGAACTTCATATACTTATTATGAATGTAGAAGCTTTTAGCACAGACAAAGGTAGATTGTTTGCAGCTAAATTTTTACGAACACACAAATCTTTAATGGCCATAGATGAGTCTACAACTATAAAAAATCCAAAAGCTAAGAGAACTAAAAATATATTATCTTTAGC